GCAAAGCGTCGAAGCGCAGAGTGTAAAGGAATTGAATAGGGAGTCCAGTGTGGCAACGGACGGGGGGCTCTTCAGAGGTCTGTCTTGCATTACGCTTACACATGACATACCGAAAACAAACTCAACAGACTCGAGCCCGACATGCAACACACTCACAGCAACTTGAGAGCAAGCGCGACAGCGCGCGCTAGTAGGTCTTAGAACATGGAAGCCAACAGAGAACGCAACACACAAGAATATAAACACGCACGCGCCGAACTACTACGCGATCAACCTGTATGTCATTGGTGCAGGCGCGCAGAAGCAACCGAATTAGATCACCTAGTTGAGTCAGATTCAGGCGGCACAATCAGCGAGGGCTTCGTCCCGGCATGCAAGCCATGCAACAGTCGTCGCGGTGCAGAGTACATCAACAAAAAAACAGCAACACGAATCCAAAACAGGAATAACGGTTTTTTATACAAAGAAATAAAGCCCCCGAGCCCCATGCTTGTGTCTGTACCAGAACAGCCGAACCAGCCTGAACCAGCCGAGATCAATCACGACCAGCCAAGACTTGAGACGATCGTGCCTGACTGTGACGGATCGTGGGGGAGCCTTGTGGGGGACATGGCTTTAGAGCTGCTTCACATAGAGCTCATGCCTTGGCAAGTTCATTGTCTTGAGCGGATGCTGGGATTCACCCATGCTCCTGACGGACAGGATGATCTTGTGCACCGTTCAAGCCTTGTATCTGTCGCGAGACAAAATGGCAAGACTGTCCTGATTCAATGCTTGATCCTATTTTGGCTTTTGGAGATGCCAAAGATCCGAGGCACAAAACAAACGATCCTTTCTACGGCTCACACTTTGACGCTTGGCACTTTGCTCTTCGAGGAACTGGCGCCAACCCTTGAGCGTCTAGGTGCAACGATCTACAAGTCGTATGGTCGGAACTCGGCGACGATGCCAGACGGATCGCGGTGGATGGTGCGCGCGGCGAACCCTTCAATCGGTCACGGAATGTCGGTGGATCTGATCTGTGCAGATGAGATCTTTGACATCTCGGAGATCGCTATGGCTGGCCTGATTCCAACCCAGCGCGTCCGAAGGTCTCCGCTCCTAGCAATGTTCTCTACCGCTGGCACCGAATCAAGTTCGCTCTTCATCAGACATCGAGAGAACGCGCTTCGCTTAATTGACACAAACAATCCTTCTAACTTTTACTTCGCCGAATGGAGCCCACCGCCAACATTGGATCCAATGTTGGAATCGTCTTTCGGTTGGGGCAACCCGGCACTCGGACACACTTTGACTCTTGATACTTTGCGCGCCGAATCCAAAGATCCTGACCGCTCAAACTTCCTTAGAAGCTCGCTCAATATGTGGATCGCAAGTACCCAGTCGTGGATACAGACCCACCTATGGCCCGACCTTGAGTACGACGGCCCGATCCCTGCTGGGGGAGTTATCTCCGTTGAGGCATCAATGGACGAATCGCGCTACTTCGCTACCAAGTCGGTCGCGCTTGGCGACGGTCGTACTTGTGTCTCGGTTGCCTTTACTGCCGAAACTGCTAAAGAATTGTGGGCTCATGTCGGGGCATTGGCGTCGGCTGATCCTGCAATTAAGTTTATCTTCTCGCCGACTATTGACGCGCACTGTCCGCCTGTCTTTGAGCGTCGGCGCGTTGTAATGGGATACAAAGAGATTCTTCAATACACCCCCATAGTAAGAAACATGATTAGTGAAGGTCGTCTAGTTCACACTGGGGAAGCCATGCTTGCCGAGCATGTTTGTCGCGCGGTCATGGTAAGGACTCAAGGCTCGATCGCAGTGTCATCGCAGAAGTCGGCTGGCCCGATTGAGTTATGTCGGACGATGATCTGGGGAGCGGCGGCAGCTGCACGCCCGGGCAACTCCCAGAAGCCGATGCTGGTCACTGTCAATCAGTAACATCTTCTTGGCACTCGTCCGCTTGCTTGCCTGTCGTCGGGATACCGCAACTGACTGGGCGAGTGCCACCACAATCCAAGCGCAATGTGTAATCTTGTGCTATGGGAATCTTTGATCGCAAAGTAAACAAGGCTGCTATCAGTCCTGCGCCTGCGAAAGCGGCCGCGGCAGGAGCAAACATTTACGGCAATCAAAATAATGTTGGCAATATCTTTAACCAGTATTATTCTTGGCGAGAAGGTGAACAGCGTAATTTGCTGATGACCATTCCTGCGGTCAGTCGCTGTCGAGACTTGCTTGCGTCAGTTATTGGATGTATGCCATTGCGCGCTTACAACATGAGCTGGGACGGCGAGCGCATGGTCAAAAATTACATTGCGCCTCGATCATGGATGCGCCAACCTGACCCGCAAAACACTTACGCCCATTTTTTTAGTTGGGTATTTGACGACCTTTACATGTTCGGTAGAAGCATAATTCACATCACATCAAGGACGGCTGACGGCTTTCCAGCGTCCTATCAAAGGCTCCCAGTCGGATCAATTACCACCACCGATCAGACAGGTCCCGTCTGGTTCGCTCCAAGTAATCAGGTCTACTTCAACGGCGTAGAACTAGACACTCGCGATCTTTTGCAAATCTTGTCACCAACAACAGGACTTGTTTACACAAGCGTCTCGGCTGTAGAAACAGCGCTCAAAATTGAAGCCGCGCGCAATCGAAACGCAAGCAGTTCCATTCCTGCCGGGGTGCTTCGTCAGACTGGCGGTGAGCCTTTAAGCGCGCAAGAATTGGCTGACCTCGCGCAAGCCTTTAATGCGGCTAGGGCCACAAATCAGACAGCATGCCTCAACGAATTCCTCACTTACGAACCCACGACAATGAGTCCAGACAAGATGCTCCTAATCGAGTCCGCTAACTATTCTGCATTAGAAATGGCGCGACTAGGGAATGTGCCACCGTACTTAGTCGGCGTATCAACTGGATCGTACAGTTACCAATCATCACAGCAAGCACGCGCAGACCTTTACATATTTGGCGTCAAACTTTACGCCGAAGCGATCGCAGAAGCGTTCAGCATGAACAACATTTTGCCTAACGGAACAATGGTTGAATTTGATGCCGAACAATATTTAGAAGAAAACTATTTGGCAGACAAAGCCGAAGAACCAATCCAAGAAGACACTCAAGAGGAGTTAGCAAACCGATGATCAGACTTACAGCTCAAAGCGTCAGCATTGACGCAGCCGCCAGCGACGGCACACCAACCAGAACTATTACAGGAATCGCAGTTCCTTACGGCGTCGCAGCGACGGTCTCCGACGGTACAGAAGTTATCTTTGAGCGCGGAAGCCTGCCAGTAGACGGCAAAGCCCCAAGACTTTTTCTCAATCATTCAAGCGAGAGCGCCATTGGCATTGTCACGGCCAGATACGACGACGAGGAAGGGATGATGTTTACCGCAAGAATTAGCAAGACCGCACAAGGCGACGACGCTTTGCAGCTTGCCCTTGACGGCGTTTTGGACTCGGTATCGGTTGGAGTAAACCCAACTAAAACTCGAGCAAACAAAGACGGATCAATCACAGTCCTAGAAGCCGACTGGATTGAGTTGTCTATGGTGCCAGTTCCTGCATTCGCTGGAGCAATCATCACAGACATCGCAGCGAGTATCCACCACGAAGACGAAGAAATAAGTAACATAGAAACAGAACCTACACAGGAGAACGAAACCATGTCCGAAGCAACAGTCCCAGCAATCGAAGCAAGCATCCCAACACTTTTAATTCCAGCACAGCCAAAACGCGAATTCGCTATGCCTTCTGCTGCGGAAGTGCTCGCTGCATACCACATCGGCGGAGACACTTACAACAAAGTAAGCGACGCATTTAAGCAAGCACAGCGTCGAGGTCAAACAGCACTACAAGCGGCAGCTGGCGACATCGTTACGGGCGACACCCCCGGCCTCTTGAACATTCCAGTGCTCGGTCCTCTCTTTCAGGATCTGAACTTCGTTCGCCCAGTGGTCAGTGCATTTGGCGCTCGCGCGATGCCTTCAACAACTTCGCGTCAATTCGTGAGACCAACCATTACGACACATACCTCAGCGGCTGTGCAGAGCAATCAGCTTGACGCAGTATCGGCAACCACAATGGTTATCGCTGCAAACACAGTTACAAAATCAACTGTCGCAGGTCAAGTAACATTGTCAATCCAAGACATCGACTTCACAGACCCAAGCGCCCTCCAGCTTGTATTGAATGACCTTGCTGGCGAAGTGCTCATCAAAACTGACGACATCGCAGCCGATGCACTTGTTGCAGGCAAGACAGCATCAGGATCAACTTGGACAGTGACCGCTAATGACCCTTCATCTTTGATCAGCTCGCTCTATGACGCAGCGCGCGAAATCACAGAAGACAGCAACTTCTTCCCAACTCATCTTTGCGTAAGTCCCGATGTCTGGGAAAAATTGGGCAGTCAGCTTGACGGATCAAAACGACCTGTCCTTGGTTACACCACAAACGGCGTACTCGGACAGAACGCTCTTGGTCGCGTAGGCGGTCTTGGCTACAACATGATGGATGTCATGGGCTTGTCGCTTGTTGTTGATAACAACTTTGCATCAGGAACCATGCTTGTTGTGTACGCCCCAGGCTTCGAGATTTACGAATCTGGCGCTTCATTGCAAAGCTTTGAGAATCCGTCCACCTTGGGCAGGACCCTTTCAATCCACCAGTACTTTGCCACATTTGTCGCCAAGTCCAGCTTCATCCAAGCAATCACGATCGCCTAGTCGAGAGCGGAGCATCCGCTCATGGCCGTCTACACAGTCACCCAGAAATACCTCATAGACAACTACGCCGTAGTTCAACTTCTCACCGATGCAGAAATTGAACTCGGCGCAAGTGTCGTTATCGCTGGAGTAGACGCAACCTTCAACGGAACTTACACAGTCCGCGCATTACCGCAATACCTTTATGTCGGCATTGATACAGAAGGCGATCTTCTTTACGATGTCAATTACCCAATCGCTAATCAGGTGCTCGTCGCAAAGACCGCCGATGATGTCGCGCGCACTGCCGCTTCTGGCACTCTCACAATCACTCAAGTTTGCACTTGGGTCACGGCAGCCAACCTCGAGGACTGGATCGGCATCGGTACAGCAACCGCAGCGGACGCCGCCTTTCTAACAGTGTGCGCCGCAGCTGCTTCACAATTCTGCTGGAGACGCCGAATGGAAGCAGGATATGTGGATTCGCTTACGACTGTCCCTTCACAAGATGTCTTCCTAGGGACGCAGATGTACGGTGGCGCGCTGTATCGCCAGCGCGGATCGGTAGATCAATTTGCTTCTTTCCAAAATATGGGCGTAACTCCAGTTATGGGTCTGAACGGAATGATCCGCCAGTTGCTTGGGATTGATCGTCCGCAGGTCGCCTGATGCCTGTACCTAACTACACGGATCTATTTAACGAAGGCTACGACGATCTAGTTGCAAAGCTTTCAACGGTCGTCGGGCTCCAAGTAAATAACGATCCGCGCAACATCTCCCCACCTTCCGTCTTTGTCAATATCGATTCCATAGACGGCTATAACTACAATGTCGCAAAACTCAACTTCACACTCCAGATCATCACGCTAGGCCCGGGCAACCTTGACGCCCAAAAGAGCCTGCTCAATATCCTTGCCCAGATCTATGCACTTAATATCGGCGTGGTCTCTGGACGCCCAACCAACCTAGATATCGGTGGCTCGGTGCTTCCTGCCTATGAGCTGTCGGTCTCGACTGTCGTGCAGACTGCCTAATCCACACTCTCGGTCTTATTATGTGTCAAACTAAATCCAACACTTCCAAGGAGTAACTCACATGGCCACTTCCACAATCCTCTCAAATCCAGTTGTCACTCTCGGCGGAACCGCGCTGACAGGTTGGTGCACAAGCGCCGTCTTAAACAAAACTGTCACTGCTCTAAACGACACGACCTTCGGACAAACGGCAAACACTTTCACGGCTGGCCTTGAGGATAACGAATGCACCTTGACTTTATTTTTGAGCTACGACGCGCTAGCCACTTATGCGACACTTGCAACACTTGTGGGTACGAAGACAACTGTCATCGTTAAGCCAACTTCGGCAGTGGACTCGGCAACTAACCCCGGCTTTACACTGACCAACTGCTATCTCGAGACGCTCCCAGTGATCTCGGCTTCGCTCGGTGAGTTGCAATCCATAGATATTACGCTAATGGGTGGATTGTTCTCCGCCGATACGACTAACCCATAATCTTCGGCCTTCCTTGGCCCGACGAAAGGAAACAAAATGAAGATCAAACTCACGCTCACACGCGGAGACAAAAAAGAGTTACTTATCACAAACCTCTTCGCAATCTCTGAATGGGAACGCCTAGAGAATCGTCGAGCGTCCGACGGTCGCGGTATCGGCGTATCAGATATGGCTTGCTGGGCGCACATCATGCTCGGCATCAAAGGCGAGACTCTTCCTGCTACTTGGCGCGAATGGTTGAAACAAAATCCAGATATTGAAATCAGCGGAGAAGACTCAACAGACCCAAACCCTACGGACGCGGCTACAGGCGACAACTCGCCGAACTTGTAGTCGCGACAGGGTGGGCTCCCACTTTCTACGCTGACACCTTCGACACGCGAGACCTAAGTACCATTGTCGCAGTGCTAGAAAAACAAAACAAAAAGAGGTGACATGGCTGACGGCATTGAAACTCGGATAGAGGTCTACGGTCTTAAAGAAGCGCTTAAAGAGCTGAACAAAATTGATAAGTCTCTACGGCGCGAGATTACTAAAGATTACAAAAAGATTACAGCTGGTCTGGTTGCCGATATTGAGTCCGCTATACCGCTTAATTATCCTTTGTCGGGCTGGGAACGATCTTGGTCTTTGCGCGGCTCTTATCAAGTGTTCCCTTGGCCTACCGAGCACAAAGTTAAGGCATACATCAACACTAAGCCGCCGAAAGAGTTCCGATCTAACACGGTAAACCTGACGACCTTTGCAATTAAATGGACTGGCGCGGCAGCTTCATTCTTTGACTTCTCAACAAGTAATCGCATGGGCGCCGCACTAACAGCCAAGTACGGAGATTCATCGAGAGTAGTATGGCGTCAATATGAAGCCCACAAAGAAGATCTCAACAGCGCTATGGAGCAGCTAGTGGATCGCGTCGGTAAAGCCGTCGGACAGAACTTGAAAGCACAATAGTCATGGCTGTAATCCTTCCAATCATCAGCGAGTTCAACGCCAAAGGAACCCAGAAGGCGATCAAAGAGTTCCAAAAACTCGAGGGCGCTTCTGCTAAAGCACAGTTTGCTATTAAGAAAGCCGCAGTCCCGGCAGCAGCCGCGATCGCAGGCATAGCCACAGCTCTCACACTTGCCACCAAAGCGGCAATGGAAGACGAAGCCGAGCAAGCACAGCTGGCGCTAACTCTGCAAAATGTTACTGACGCATCAGACGCACAAGTCAAAGCCACAGAAGATCAGATCAGCGCAATGAGTCGAGCGTCGGGTATTGCCGACACCGACTATCGCAAAGCATTAGAAGCGCTTGTGCGCGGTACTAAAGATGTCGGCGTTGCCATGAACGACATGAACCTTGTTATGGACATCAGCACCGCTACAGGAACCGACAGCGCTACGGTCGCCGACGCATTGGCTAAGGCATACCAAGGAAACTTTAAAGCATTGCGAACCTTGTCCCCAGAAATGGCGACCATGATTAAAGAAGGCGCAAGCCTTGAAGAAGTTATGGCTGTCCTTGGTGGTACTTTCGGTGGTGCAACGGCGGCAGCAGCAGACACAGCGGCAGGCAAATTTGCGATCCTTAAAAATCAGTTAGACGAAACTAAAGAATCAATCGGCGCGGCGTTACTTCCAGTAGTCGAGGCCGTCTTGCCGTACCTAGAAAAGTTTGCTAATTGGGCACAAGACAACCCAGAAGCGTTCTTGTTTATGGCTACCGCTATCGGTCTAGTCGCCGCTGCAATCGTGGCAACTAATATCGCTATGGCACTTAACCCATTTAGCCTTATCGCGATTGGCGTCGGCTTGCTTGTCGCTGGTTTGGTTATTGCTTATAAAAAGTTTGAATGGTTTAGCACAGGCGTTAAGGCTGTCGTGAACGGCATTATCGGCGTATTCGAGATATGGGCGAACAGTTGGATCAAAGTCATCAACGCAATTATCAAGGGCTACAACGCGCTTCCTTTGTTGCCTGACATTGGTTTTATTAGCGAAATCAAAATCGGCAGAGTTGGCGGAGACGAAGCAACCAAAAGCGGCGGAATGAACATCCCTAAAATGGCTAGCGGCGGCATCGTCACTGGCGGTGCAACTTTGGCGATAATTGGCGAAAAAGGGCCCGAAGCAGTGGTGCCCCTCAACGGTCGCAACAGCGGAATGGGCAACTACACGATCAACATCAACGGCGGTCTCGGCTCAAGCGCAGAGATCGGCACAGCTGTCGTGAACGCGATCAGAGCATTTAACAGACAGAACGGCCCAGCCAACATTGCGGTCGCGTAATGGCAGGCGTAGCAGTAGTTGGATCAGGTAACTACGACCTTGAGATTGACACTGGGTACAACTGGAACGCCTTCACGCTTGACGACGATCCGAAGGGCACGC